TTAGGCTGTCTAGTGGCATTAGACTAGTTTATGTAGTTGTAAAACTTCGCTCTGACGACTAATTTCTTTTACAAAAAATGCACATGGGGGATTTTCACCGTCGGTTAACGGAACAGTCAACAACTGTCCATTCTTCATTTTAGGAAAATACCATCTGACATCTTGATAAATGTTTACAATTTCAATTGGAGCATAGTCGGCTTTGAATCCTTTAATAGGATTAAACAGCAGAGCATCAAACCCTCGTTCATTAATACTCGTTAATGGAAGAACTTCGGGATCTAATCCGCAATCTTTGTCCCCTACTACCATACACCAATCTAAAGGCATTTGAACTTCGTGTCCTCCGATATTTAATAGAATAGCAGGACTATTAAACGACTCAAGGAAGATTAAAGGCATAAAAAAGAAATCAGGTTCTGCTGGATTAGAATTATCTAATACGCTAAATCTAGTATCTTCGTCTACTTCTTCCGGTAAATCATTTAAATCAAATGCTGTATTGTTAAGTGTTAAAATTTTCATCGTTTTTTTCCTTGAATGCTACTGTATCACTTTTGTGCTTTATTAAAGTATAACCTAAAGTTTGAAGCCAAAGAATGATAATATCGTTTTCGTTTCTTTTATTCTCGAACATAATCACAGGCTCGTATTTTTTAATAGTTTCCAACGAACCCATTATAACTTCTTGTTCACCTTGTTCTACATCTATCTTTATAAAATCAACATTAGTGAAATTAAAGTCGTCTAATCTCTTAACATCGACTTCAATAGTTTCACCGATCCAATTTAAATTTCTTCTAACAGCTATAGATCCGTCGGATGCAGGTTGGCCGGTTGGAATAATTAAATTAGTTTTGTGATCTTCTTTTCCTAATGCAAAGTTATACGTTTTTATTTTTTTATTTTCTTTTAATATATTAAAACTATTCGGATTAGGTTCAAAGGCTATCACGGTTTCAAATTCATCTAAAAAAGGGAGAGACGTCTCGCCGATGTAAGCACCTATATCGATATATGTTCTCTTATTTTTTAAGAAAGGATATGCCCATTCTCTTATTTTTCTTTCGCTCATGTATTAACCTTGGTTAATGTAAAGGGGTATTTGGCCTCTTTGTAATATTTTTTACGCTCAGTGAGATGTCTTTTGGCATACTTGCAGGTGCTGGTAATGTCCCAGATTTGGACGAAGTCCTTGTCTTCTGCTTTTCTAATGCCTCGGCCAATGCTCTGGATAACGCGGACAAAGCTCTTTCCGGGCTCAATAAGAACCAGATTAAAAATCCTTGGAATATTAATACCCACAGCGGCCACACCGTAAGTCGCCACAATAATCTTATCATTACTTGTTTTAATTTCATCATATTCTTCTTTCCTGTCGTCTAGTTTAACAGCACCCGAAATAAAAACAGCATCTGGTAATTTCTTGATAAGTTTATTTCCTGTGTCGATTCGGTTAACCAACACCAACGTATTTCCCGATACTGATATATTTTTAATTTTGTCAGATATCCAATCTAATCTTTTATCATCTGTAACTAACCATGTATATTCTTCTGCATAACTTCTAAAAACTTCAATATCGTTGGTCTGCAATATCTGTATATCTAACTTTGCTAAGACATCCTTCTGTTGAAGATCGTGTGCCGATACCTGATTGATAACAGGACCGATACTGGCTAATAGGCTTTGAAATTCCCATTTTTCTTTAGGAATCGTTCCAGTTAATCCCCAACGTATAGCACAGTTTCTAAAGTTTAGTGTTGCTAATCTCATCAACACGTCTGCTTTGGCCTGATGAACTTCGTCAATAATAATAGCACACACGCCCTCACAAAATTCTGCCAGGGTCAACGAATCTGAATCGTGACTTTTCTTTTCTAATACATTAAGGCTTTGCCATGTGCATATGGTATGCGTCTTGTTTAATTCTTTTCGGTCTCCAAAATATACACCGACATCTAATCCTAGATTTCGATAATCTTCTTCAGTCTGCACAACAAGACTTTTGTTTGGCACAATGACCATAGTTCGACCATAAGGTTCGCAAAGATGAGACAATGTTGCTGTAGTGATAGTTTTACCAGCACCAGTGGCTACCTCTTGTAGGCTCTGTGGATTCTCTAAGAATTTATTAACAACGTCATATTGATAATCACGCAACACGATTGGCTTGCCCGCTTCGGGATGGCCTTTGGGCCAAGTCTTACCTTGGTTGGCCCAATAATTTTCGCCGATAGTGGGGAATTTTAAAGATTTATGTTGTCTAAGATCTTCAACTTCTATTTCGTAACCTGAATCCTCAATGATAGGAAGTATAACATCAAGATGTGCCAAATAACCAGTTCCGCCTATTCCGAAAAATGTTTTAGTTCCATCCCATCTGCCTAATTTATAAGCCGGCATATGTCTTGCATAGGGTAGATCAAATTTTAATTGATTGACGATTTTTCTTCTGGTCTCAACAGCGAGCCCATCTATTTTGATATTAACTTCGTCTTTTATAATTAATTTACAAATTGACAATTTTTTGTTCCTTGTTCTGCGACGGTTTTATATCTCCTAGATAAATCACGCAAGGATGGCTACTAAACCAGTCTCTAGAAATCTGGTTAGTAGACGGATATAAATTATTACTTGCTAATATTTTAACAGATGTTGATTCTTTAAACAACCACTTTGCTGGCTTATGGTTAAAGATTAAAATCTTTCCTTCATTGACTTTGCCACCAAAGCCGTTAGATCGTATCCACTCATTCAATTCTGGATTTTCTGTTTTATCTGCTCTAAAACAGACCTTGATTTCACGTCTAGGTATACCGACTAAGTCTAATTCTTTAGTAAAAGCGTCTAGCCACTCTAATGTTCTGCCAACACGATCTAACACTATACATATCTTGCCATCGACCTGTTTGCAAATTTCTAAAAATTCTCGATTAGAATTTAACCAGAACGAGTTTGTGTCCGAACTAGCGATTTTTTCTATGGGATTTTCAGGATTTTTTGCCAACAAAAATCCCATATCCTTTGCTAGTAAAAGGTCATTAATTAAATTATTATTTTTATTTGTATTCCAGAAGTCGGCGGCATCAGCTGTTGTGTTATGAAGAACAACCTGACCGTCTTGTATCGTAGAGTAAGGGGAAATCTTTTCTTGATCAGCCCAAATTTCTTCAACTTGCGCCACTAAATCTAAGAAACTTTCGTCTATTTCAAAATTATTATTTTTTACAAATTCATAAATTTGTATAACGTTAAAATCCTCTGCTTGAAATTTGCGAATCTTTCTTTCAGGATCCCAAGTCTGGTAAGATGAAATTTTTTCTCCACAAATTTCTTCATCTACTTGCTTTTTTAGCTGGTAAGGAAATTTAGCACATATGAAAATCTTACCAGTTTCGTCGAGTTCAACAAAAATCTTTTTAGTATAATCTATAGTTCTAAAATTGTTTTTCCATACGGGACTATCTAATGAGTCGAGGTAGTCAAAACCTGCTATCTGGCAAAGATTTCTGTATTTGTGTAAAAGTTTAAGGATGAATCTTCCTTGATTTTCGGTGAGTTGATTATCACTTAAAATGTTTATTGTAAAACTTTGTATAATAGAAATATCTTGTCGTTGGACTGCGATAGCTCGATGATCGACGAGCTTAGAAAATTCTATAAAAATGTCTTCGATAAAACCGGATGATATCATATTTTTATTATAGACTTCGTAACGAAGAAAGTCAACCGGTAATTAAGGGATTAATCTATAAAATGGTATACCTTGACTTAATTCTTCGAGTGTCCATTCTGTATGGCATAACTTTAAGAACCATTCTTCCCTGTCAGATAGCAAAATATTTTCAATATTTTCCACTTTACCTGATAATTCTCCGGCTAAACTAGTTTTATCACATATAACGGGTGTTCCTTGTATTGCTGCTTGAACAGCAGGACCACTGTTATGATTGATAACACAGTGATAGTTATAGTCGATGTTGAAATCATCATAAGTCCCTGGAAGTTTTACAGGACTTTCCAAACGTGTTCCTGGTAGATCAACTCTAAATGGTGACCTTGGATGTGGTCTAATGACTATTTTCCTCTTAGAATATCGTTGAATTTCATATACTAGATCTTTGACCCATGTTGTCATCGGAGGCATACCTTGCCACTGAAGGCTAGCTTGA